TTTTATTAAAATAAAGAGAAAGTGTCAAACTCTTTATGCAACGACTTCCCTCCATCCAGGAGGATCTATTGGAGCAGAACCTGTATTTATTTCGTTCCAGATAAGAGCATTACCACTTCCTAGTGTTGTAGTCAACCCAAAACCATTAAAAGTTACATTGACATCTGTAAATGCAGATACTGAAGCAACCCTTGCTAACATTGGATTTTGTGTTACAGGAACTACTGTTCTTAAATCTATTGTAGCTGTTCCTAAATTTGCAGCCATTCCAAAACCTGTAGGACTTGTAATTACATCCCCTTGATGTCCTATTTGACCTAAAGATAAAAGACCTGCATTCCCTTGAATCATTGCATCAGGTGCAGGGTCTACTTGACCTAAAGTTAATTGTGCTACGTTTAAAGTATTAAGAGTTAAAGTTGCATCTCCTGTTACAGATTGTGGTGCAGCTAAACTAGCGGTTAATCCAAAACCAGTTAGAGTCGGTTGAATAGAACTACCTGGTTCACCCCAGTCATTATCTCCCCAACCAAGTCTACCCCAACCTTGTTCATTAAATGCTTCTACAGAACCAAGTCCCATAGTAGCACCAATACCTGTTAACATTGCATCAGGACCAGCATCTGGTGTACCTAAAGAATTTGTAAGTGCAAAACCTGTTAAATCAACTTCTGCTAAACCTGTAGCAGTTACGCTACCTAAAGAATTTGTAAGTGCAAAACCTGTTGGAATTACAGTTACGTCCCCCTGCATTCCTACAGTTCCTAAATTTCCTGATAAAGAATTACCTGTAGCAATAAGGGTACCTGCTATACCCCAAGCTTGTTCACCCCATTCAAGTCTTCCCCAACCTAAATTAATTTCTGTTGTAACAGTTTCATTTCCAAGATTTGCAGAAAGAGCTTGACCTGTAGGTTGAACAGTAGGATCAGTTTGATCTCCCCATTGATTAATACCCCAGGTACCAACGTTCCAAGTTTTACCTGTAGCAACATCCATGAGTCCACCCATTCCTATTCCATGCACATAACATAGATAATAAAAATCAGGTGCCGATACATCTATTTCAACATACCGAGTGGTTGCTGCATTAAATGTAGTTGTGTTTATATAGTTTGAAGAACTTGTTGGAGCATCTAAATAATAAGTTACCCCTGAAGAAATAATTCCAGATGTGCTTGTGTTTGTAGAAAAAATTAAAGGATGTCCGTCATTAGATGCATCACTTTGATCAAAACGTAAAGTTGATCCTCCAGCCCAAATAATATTACCTGGTCCAGATGAACTACGAGTGCCATCTACATAATATACATTACCCGTACCTCCACCATACAAGTTACCACTTGCTACAGTGACAGTATAAGTTTTATCCGCCATAGGAGCTGCCTCCTATTAGCCCGATATTCTTAGTATCGCTGCTGTTGATGTTGGTGCTGGAAACTGAACTGTAAACGTACCTGAAGTAGCTGTTTTATCTCCTCCAAAATCTAAAACACAAACTGCAGAGTTAGTAGTTGCAGATGATGTGTTATAAATTAAAGCTCCTCTTGCTGTCAGAGTAACGTTTTGAAATGACAGGTCAGCAAAATCTGCTCTTGCAACACCTGCTGTTAAAGAAGTAGGATTGTTTACAAGTGCTCCACCACCAGATGTGTAGTTTGACGATGAAACTTCGTTCCCTGTTGTGAATGAAGTTGTTGCTGAGTTAAGAGTAGCTGAAGAAGTATAAAGAGCTAACTTATATTTATCACCACCAGATTGTTTAAAATTAGAATCACCTTCTAGTAGTAACTTTTTAAAGTTGTTTGCAATTGCTTGTGTTATAGCCATAATTTATTCTCCTATTTACCTATACGAGGAACACCACTTTGATATTCATCTCGTCTTCTTCTTCCCATTTGTTCAATAGAGAAGCCTTCTACCACTTGTTTATACTTTTGTTCGTATAATTGCAAGAGGTCTTGTGGCCCTTTTAGAAAACCATAAGCCTCGACAAGGCATGCATATAGAAGTCCATTGGGAAAGTTTGTACTTATATATGTTGTTGTATTTGTACTCGATAATCCGGGATCTTTCAAGATATAATTTAACTGAATTATATAAGTTTGATCAGGGGTAGGAGCTACAATAATTCTATTTTTGTCCCACCAACTATAATATTTTGGTACACCAGTCACAGCAGTTGGATTAAATTCAGACATAAAACTTGTGTCTCTCCATTGTAAAAAATCTCTTACTTGATCAGTATTTCCATCAGCCAACTCTGTATCTACAATCTGAGCAGATCTAATAATTAAGGCATCTGTAGGAGCGTCAATAAATCTAGTAGAAGCTATCAGATTAGCTGTAGCATATCTTCTGTTATTATCAGAATCTATATCTCTAAATATTCTAAATTCAGCATCAAGAATAATACCATTTAAAATAGTATCAGATAATACTGTTGATCCAACTTCTGTATAATCTCTAATTTTTTGTAATAATTCTGCGTATGTCATCCTTGTTTAGTATCCAGCGGTCCAGCTAAGACTTGAATACCTCCTCCTGTTTCTGTACTCGAAGCATTTGAAACCAAGTTAAACGTATAACTATTTTCTAAAGTTATTGTAGAAGGTTGGCCTGCTTGTTGTTGAGTTGTTTGTATCATAGTTATTGAATAACCGCCAACAATAATTGCACCTGAATTATGAGCGCTGGCAGTTGTGTTTTTAGGTAAGACTCCTCTAAATTGTGAATTAGTTCCTCTCACACATCCTGTTAAATCATTACTTGATTTACCAGTGTATTGAATAACTTCATTGTTAAAATAAGAATCTCCATCATCTGATACATCTACTTTTTCAATCATAAAAAATCCTGCTGTAGGAAAAGCTGAAGCATCTGTTAAAGAAATAGTTGTGTCAGTTGCAGTTATGTTTGAAGCTAAAGTTGTAGTTAGTTCTAATGTAGATTTTGCTACACCGCCAACAGTTTGAGATTTAACTGCTTGAAATCTTACAATGTCATTATCTACTCTTGCACTATTTGGTTCTGATACAGTTACTGAAGTTGAACTTGAAGCTGTTGTAAAAGGATTAAGAGGTAAAAAATCTGTAGTTCCAAATTCCGTTCTTGCAGGTCTAGCAGTTTCTAAACCTTGTGGATCAGCAACAAATGGTTTTGGTTCAAGTTGTGGTTGTTTACGTTCAAATTCTGAGTAATGCACAAACGCACCATTCCATTCTGTAACCATTTCTCTCCACGGAAAAGCTAAACCGCTTCGATCAGAGATTGCTAAAGCGTGTTTCCCTTTTGCAAACTTTGCCATTAGATCTCCGGATAATAAGTTTTAGGTGATATGTAAACACTAGAGGATGAACCATCTTCAGCTAATGCTCTTTGTAATTCATCTTCGTAAAGTAATTTCATTTCTTGTGTTCTTTGAGGTGCCTTCTTTTGAGATACATAATAAGCTAAACCTGCACACATACAAGGTACAAATCTATTAACCACATCTGCTTCGTTAGTATATTTACCTGCATCTTGTAATCTTTGTAAGTAATAAAAGAAAACAAAATCTCCAACTTGAGAAGTACCTGGAGTTAAATATAAAGTTACTGTAACTCTATCTATAAATCTTTGTACCCAATATTGAGAAGGTTGACCTGTAGAAGTTTTATTTGAAAAAGCTGAATACTGTGATCTGTTTACTTTTGATAAAGGTGAATCTACATTAGCAGAAGTTCTGTAACTAGATTCTAAAAGATCAGAAGCCATATTTACAAAGTTACTAACTGAATCATTTTGAGCATGAGAAGCAGCTGTTGTATCATCAATTCCTCTATCAGCTGTTGAAGAAACAATTAAATTATTTCCTGAAATAGAACTGTATTGAATTATTTCGTTATTGATTTTTATTTTACCTGAAGCAGGCATCTGGGCCACAGAAGCAACTGGAATAGTTAAAGTCGTTGCGATAATAGCAGATGTTAAAGTAGTTGTAATTCCGTCTGATGCACCATCGCTTGGTGATCTATAAATTACATATTCGTTTTGACCATTAACTAAACTAAATGCATGTTCTCTAACTTGCCAAAAATGGATACCTCTGTTGTCCCATTCTTGAAGCATTATGTTTAATGATCTTCTAGCTGAACGCAGGTCATTACCTGAATAATCAAAGAAACCTAATCTTTCAAAAGCCTCAGTTATAATATCATCGATCGAGAATGTTTTCTCGAATGTAGTTGTGCCTGAAAAAGCCAAGTTGCCTCCTACGAGTTACTTCCGCCGCTATGAAAAACAGTAATAGCTGTAATCTGTTCAGTAGTGAATGCAGAGTAAACATCTGTTTTAAATAAAATTGGTGCAGGGAAATTAATTGTCATGTCATGAACATGAGCAGCCTTATTTAATTTTACTTTTGATGTTCCAGTTGCTCCACCATCTTTAAACTCTAAAACTCCAGCTACGTTAGGACCAGATACATGAACTCCATATACTCTAGTTCTTCCAGTTTGAACAGTTTTAGTTTCAGTAGTTACGTTAGTTGCAACTCCGTCGATTGATGATCCAAATGTTGACATAATTTTTATCTCCTAAAATTTATATGTGGGGCCGAAGCCCCACACTAATTATTTATTACGTATCGCTAAATGGTGTAACGATAGTTCCTGATCCTAACAATAGTGAGTTATGAACCAAGTAGTTAGCTTCTTCAACAGCAGTAACTGTAAGTATAGATCCAATAATTCCACCTTGTGTAGTACCATTCATAGAAAGTACATCATTAGATGCGCCAGGGAAGAAAGCTTTTTTAGCTCCATCATCCACTGCAATCATAGCTGCACCTGTAAACTTATCAGTTCCGTCAGTTACGATTTGAACATCAGTTGCAGTTGTGTCTACATAAAAAGTAAAACTTGCACCAATGTTATTTAGATTATTGTAATCTGTATCACCTGCAGTTGCTCCATTAGCATTTGCATTGATTGATGGTAAAGTAAAGATACCATCTGCGTCTTGTGTTAATAAGATTCTTCCTGCGTGAGCATTTACAGTTAATGAAGTATTAGCTGTTAGTGCCACAGTTGAACCTGGTCCAGTACCTATAAAGCCATTTTTAGAAATGACCGGTCCTGAAAACGTAGTATTTGCCATAGTATTATTCTCCTAGTTTCCGTCTACATAGTCTCTAGGCCGTCGACTGTACGCGTCTATGTAAACTAATTAAATTATACAGTGAGTTTTTTATACACTAGTTTTTAGTAGAGTGCAAGAGAGCCTGTAGTGTGGAGTGGATTTTTCCAACGATGTAGCTTTTTGTTTAAGTAGCTACGGAAACTTGCGGAGCAGAGTCTTCAACTTTATTACGCATGTGTTCTCTTTGCGCTTCTGCCATCTTAATATGACTTAAAACATCTCTAACTTTTCGATCTATTTTAACCATATCGAGAGTATATCTACCCTCTTTAAGATGCTCTTGCTCCCACTGTAAGTCCAGACCCCTCTTTTGCTTGTAAAGGTCGTTTAAGTGTTGCATCATTTTTTCCATCGATAACTTCCTCATAAGTTATTCTGTTTATCTTGTTATCATAAGATATTCCAAGATATTCCCAAACTATACTTTTTTCTCCCAACTTGTCAAGTATAGCTTGTTCTAGTGAGGCTGGGTTATCATTAGCCAAAACATTAAACTTAGCGTGATGATCATACGCCCAGATATTTACTAGAAATTTTACCATTATTCTTTCTATTAGTAATTGTGGCGGAACTATGTCCCGCCACAAAATTTTTACGATTAACTTGCTCCTGAAGATCCGAAGATACCTCTGTAGTCAGATACACCGAATCTGTATCTTTCTCTAGCTTTGTATCTTACGTTTCCAGTATCAAAGTCACCTTCCATTGCTGTTCTAATAGGTGTTCTTTCAAAATACTTCATTCCGTTAGGAACATCAGTAATGAAGAAGTACGCATTAGGATCAGTTAAGAAATTGTTCACTCTGTAACCTTGAGGAACCATTCCCATAGAAACGATTGCATTGATATCATTGTCAGCAGTGCCAGTTCTACCTTGAGACTTCATAAGTCTTTCAGCTTGGAATTGAAGCTCAGAAGGAACGATCATTTTCATTCCTCTAGCAGCAATTTTTAGACCTCTTTCGTCAGTCATTGCAGCGATGTCAATTAAAGACTGCTCCAATGAAGTTTCGTTAAGGTCTGCCTGTGTAGCCAAAGTATTTGACACAGTTCCAGCGATCGTTGGGTGAGAAGTTGCAAACAAGTTGCTTCCATCTCCAGAAGTGAAACCACCTCCGAAACCATTGATCAAAGGATTAACCGCTTTGATTTGTTTAGTGTTCGCCATAGATCTAGCTAACGCTTTTGTATATCTAGACGCAAGTCTATCATACAGGTTGTCCTCAATCGCTTCTTCAGTGATTGCGAACGCTAGCGCAACAGTTTCCATAGTGTATCTAGCTGTGTAAGTCTCTTGAGCATTGTCAAAAGTTACGCCAGAACCTTCAGGTTTAACTGCAGCATTAGCAAAACCAGATAACATAACTTCTTCTTCAAACGCTCTGTCTGAAGTTTC